ACATCAGCAGAGATAGCGAAAACTAAATCAGCTTTTCTTCTCAAAGCTACAGGAACTGCGTTTGATGCTTTTTGCATTTCAGCTACTACGTTTGAAGCAGTAATAGTTGCAGGTGAAGCCACATCGATTACAGTTGCATCTCCTAAAAACAATGGAATGAATCCATCAAAGTGTCCATCATCTGTAGCCTCTCCAATCCAAATATCTGAATCAGTTGCTTGAGCAGTATCAGCTAAAATTTCTACTAATAAAGCTTGCTCTTCATCAACCGGCATATTGTCATTATGAGCAGAGAATCCCATTGTAGCAGTATCCCATACATTTCTGAAATCTTCTTTACAAAGTTCAGCCTCGTTTTTGATTTTCTTTGGCTCTAAAATTACCTCGTCAAGTGTTACACTTCCCGCAGGAGCGAAACCACATGAATAATCTTGACGACCATTTCCGTAGTCAATTTTACGGATTACTTGTTTTACCGGAATGTTTGGTAAAATAGTTACCAAACCTTTTTGAATAGTATCTGCTTCTTTAAAAGCTTTTCCTATTATTTCCCCTGCCACCGTTCCGGCATAGGAACTGTTTACTGTTGTTGTTGTTGCCATTTTTTTTTAGTTTTTATTTTTTAATTCTGTTAATGATAATGCTAATCTTCCTTTTAATGTTTTTGGTTTTTCTGTTGTAGCTTGTATTGGTGCTACTTTTGTTTTGCTTACCGCAGGAGTTTCTGATAATTCAACTTTTAAAGTTTCATTTTCTTTAACTTGCTCTGATAATTTAGTTTCGATTGCTGAAAATCTTTGCTCTAAATTCTCATTGAATTTAATTAGCATTGAACTAATAGCATTTTTCAAATCTGAAACCTCACTTGTGTTTACTGATGCAGGAGCAGCCATTTCTTCAACCGGTGCTTCAACTACTTCTTCTTCTTCTTTTGCTGAAATCTCTGCAATTATGCCAACCTCTGCAACTGAAATTTTAGTTCCATCATTAAGAACGTACTCTCCAATTGGAGCAGGAACATTTCCATCAGGAGTTGCAACTGAAATAGTACCGCCAATCTCCGGCATTTCAGTTTCTGTTACCAATGTTAAACTGCCATCTTCTGTCTTCCATTCGGCCAATTTAACTTGTTTGCCTAAAAGAGTTTTAAACTCATTTAGCAAATCGTCTTTCATTTGTTTAAAATCCATATTTACTTTTGTTAATGTTACTTTTTCGTCAAACATACCCTCGATTGAAAACCCGCTTCCGTTATCTTTACACAATTGCCATTGCTCTTCATCTTCTATTTTCATAGCCACAACCCAACTGCCAACAGGCGCATCAATTCCGTATAATGCTGTCTTATCTTTTTCTAAATCTTCAACGATCCAACTCTCTACGATTGTTCCATTCAAAGTATATTTTGAATGCTCTAAATTTGCATTACTTTGATTGCCTTTTTTAAGATACAATTCCGAGGCACGTTTTATTGTTTCTTTAGAAAAATATACATAATACTCTTCCTTTGTTTTTTCGTCAAATCGATAAATCTTTTTTTCGGGAATTAATGCAACCCCTAATAAGATTTTCTTTTCATTATCGATTTTAGCAAACTGTACTTTTTTTTCATCTGCCAAAGCAATAAACTTGCTTTCCATGGCCGGAGATCCAACTACCGAAATAGCATCAATCCCTTGTAAATCTTCATCCGATAAAAATAACTCGTATGTTTTCATAACTATATAACGATTTTTTTTTTTAGTGATATATTTTTTTTATCCAAAAGTTGAAGTAGCCACCGCATTTCTATCTAAAGATTGCTGTGTGCTTACTTGGTTACCCACAACATAAGTTTGTATAGGTCTGTTCTGCTGTCCTGCAATAGTTTGACTTAATTGGTTTGTTGAACTTTGACCTACTATATTAAATTGTGGTGGTGGTGGTGGTGGTGCAAAACCTCCGCCTCCTGCCGCTCCGCCGCCGCCTCCTCCGCCTGGAGTTTTAACTGCTAAAATCTTTTTAACGGATGCGTAACCGGAAGCCAATGCTCCTGCTGCTGCAACTGCTCCCAAAGCAATACCAACAGGACCAGGAACTGCTGCCACCATTCCTTTAAATGCTGAAACTCCGGATTGAATTGTATCTATTGTTGTTGCTGCTACTGCCGCAGCTTTTCCTGCCGCTGTACTTTCACCTATTAAACTTGCTAAAGTTTTAAGGCCTGAAGAAAATGATTGTAATGCTTTCTCTTTTGCGGCTTGTTTTTCTTCTTCTATTTTAATTTCTGCATCAGCACCCGCTTTTTTATTATCATAATCTTGTTTTTGATATTTTAAATTAATTTCATTAATTTCATTTTCTTGCGATTCTTTTAAAGCACTTGCATCTAATCCATTTTGTTCAGCATAAGCCAAATCTGCTTCATACTTTAAACGCACTCTTTCAATATCCGCTTCCTGTTCAGTCATTTTTGAAAGCTCATTGTTTTTTCTCGCTTCCATTTCTTTATCAAAAAAGGCAGTGTCTGTTTTCTCTTTGTCTAAAGCTGCTTGATTTGCTGCATCAGTTTCAGCACGTTTTAATCTTAAAAACTCATCAATTCGTTCTTGATTTGCTTTCTTTTGATTTGCTAATAATTGTTCATTATGTTTCTTTTCTGCTTCTTCTGCTTTTTTATTTGCTTCTTCTCTCGCATCAGTTGCCTCTTGAACTTCTTGAACTCGGTTATCAATTATTAATTTTCTTCTATTTAAAACCGATGTTTTTAACGCATCATTAGCTTCGTTAAATTCTTTTAATGCTCTTTTTGCAGTTTCTTTTTGAGCATCCGTTGCATCTTCTAAACCTGCAACTCTCATAGCCTCGATTGCGATTGCTCTCAAAGTTTGAGCGTTTGCCATTTTTTGCGCTACTTCTTGATTTGCTAATTCAAGAGATAGTTTTCTAATTTCTGCCGAACTTTGACCGGAAGCCTTTGCCATTTTTAATTGCGCATCTCTCGACAAATCTGATTCTTGCGTGGCTAACTTTTGGTTTTTTATTTGCGTGTCTAATTCTTTGTTTAATGCTTTGTTTGCCGCCTCTGCTTTTTGAGTGGCTTCAGAACTTGCAATAAACATTTTTACTAAAGCATAACCCGCAGCAATTAAAGCAGCAACAACAGCCACGATTGCACCTATTGGATTGGCAGCCATAGCAGCATTCCAAATTAATTGAGCGGCAGCACTAATTCTTTGAACAATTGTAAAGGATTTAACTACTGCTCCAAGTTGTTTAAATGAATCTATACTTTCACCTAATGCTTGTGCGCCACTTGCTATGGCCATGGCAGATTGAACTTTTAAAATCGCTCCTTCTACTTCTTTACTTTCCGTTCCAAGTGTTCCCATCAATCCGGTAACAACACTAAAACCACCTGCAACACCTGTTAACGCTCCGCTTAATGCTTTGAATTTTGCATCAGGGTTAAATGCTTCAGTTAAGGATTTTGCATCACCTATTCTATCTTTTAATTCTGCGGCTCTTTTAGCAGCTTCAACCGCTTCTCTTGAAGTTGCTCCGAACTTATCAGATAAGGCTGCTACATCCGCTTGAGCCTCTCGTAATTGTGTGCGTAAAGATTTGGCAGCTTCCTCACTTTGCTTAAAATTTTGCGTGAAGTTTTCAAGTCCGCCATTAGCACGAACTACATCAACATCTATCTCTATCGTTTTCTTAATAGCCATCTCTTATACTGTTTAATTGTTTCTTTAAAAGTTCTCGGACAACGATAAGCACCTTTTGCAAATTCTATATTTTCGCTACCGTTATAATATTCCATTGTATTTAATAATTCTACTAAATTGCTTATCATCGTGTTTGTGTTATTGTTAATGTAAAAGTGTCAATCCCTATAACCACTTCTAAATCCATAGTTCTAACATCTGTTGGGTTTGTTATTGCACTTGTGTATTCTGAAACTTTAATTAAAAGATATGCGCTTGTATTTCCAAAAGTATTTTCTAAATCAACCCATCCAACACCATCGCCTGTATCAACTTTTGTAACTACATAAGGACTATTTGCAAGTATTTTTAAATCATAATTTTGCGCTCCACTTGTAACGTTTAAAGTATCATACTGAATGCCATTTTCAAAAGGTGAATATTGTGGCAAATAGTAGTAAGTAGCATCCGCACTTATGTCAGTTGTATCAACAGAGTATTCAATAGTATCAACTGTAATCGGTATAATTGAGTTTACACTCTTAAAAGGCGCACCGATATAGTTTAAAAGTTCATAATTTACCTCTCCTGTGGTAAGATTTGAACGCATTGAATTGATAATATATGCCTTATCGCTTATTTGTATCCTATCATTTAGGTTAATATCAATCATTTTGCCTATTGGCAACTGCGCTCTGTAGTTACCTAATCGTCTTTTAGTTGAATATAAGTCTGAAATAAAGTCTTGCCAATAGTTGCTGAATAAATTTTTATTTATTTCAGAGTATAAAAACGTTGATACGTCAGTAGAAAAGTTTACCGATTGAGTAACTTGGTCTAAAAAACTATCATTTTCAGTTGAAGTAAACCATGTATAATCTAAATCAGCATGTTCAGCAGCCTTAATTGGTAAATCATAAAACTGATAACCGGATCTATAAAACAAATAAGGTTTACCAATGTAAGGTTTTAGATTTTTATCAATAGACTTTCCAACTTGAACATTTGTAACATCGTCATTACTTCTATCAATCAACCTCTCAAACATTAAATTATCGAACTGCGTTTCAACTTTTAACTCACCACCATCAATATCATAGGTAGTAGCCAAGTCACCATAACCTAAATCAAGTCCGTTGTTTTCTCTAAATCGCTCATTTAATATTTGCCCTGACTTTTGATGTTTAAAGTCTATACGTTTAAAGAGCTTCGGTTTTTTTATTGTAATATCTTTGGTATCTATGTAATTTGTAATATCAACTAATTTACCCTTACTATACCAATCGTCTAATGGAATAAATGAAAAGCTATTGTTTGAGATTGGTGTTAAAACCAAATTAAACATTTTGATAATTGAAGTAATAAAATCTCTAACTTTTAACTTTGGTATTTGTTCATTGATTTTTAAAATAGAATTAGATGTTGTTTGACTTGCTGAAAATGCTGTTAAACGTCTTAAAGCTAATGATGGTATGGGTACTGAAAAAGGAGGATAATATATATAACTTCCATAAATTACTTGAGATGTAAAAGTTAAATTACCTCCAATGCTTGAAACTTTAAATGTAAATAAATGATTTGAGGGATCTTCTGATTCAAATTTATCATATATTCCATTTTGTGTATTTTGAAATAAATTAGTATAAGTATACCATAAAATACCATTATCATAAATTTCTAAATTATAAGGATAAGAAGATGTTGTATATATAAATACAGAAAAAGCTGCTCGTTTATTAGATGGTAATATATTATAAGTAGAAAAATTATT